CGGATACCCCCTTTCCGGTGGAGTAGAAGACCTTTCTGGTATTCAATACATTGCCTGTGTTATGTTTAAGATTAAAAGCAGTACGGAGCCTTGGAACGCGATTGAACGCCTCGACCTGGAAACATACACCAATAAAATCCGCGAAACCTTGGAGAAAATTATTTTGCCCGACCGCGCCGACATTGAACAAATGTATGTGAAAAAACGTGAATATGTATTGCTACATCCGGATGACGTTGTTCCACAGGCACATAGTTTGGAACGTTGGCCCCATTTCTTGCCGCCCGTGGTACCGTTTTCGGTCATTGTCAAATTACGCCCTATCTCCAAGGATTTTGAACGAGAAATGATGGACTTGATTCGCGATGGTCACCGTGATCAACGCTCCCATTTGGCCATGATGAAATCGCGTGCGGTTCAGTACAGTTATGCCATTATCGAAGCTATCAATGACATTGTTCAAAAGAAAGAAACACTTCTCAAAACTTCTAGCAAAATTCCCTTTTTGGAGAACGCTTGTTGTCATGACGGGGACATGACAGAACCTATGGCCTATTTTGCCAAGGAGAACCCGGCTATCACAAAATACATGGATATTGTCCGATATTTGTCGGAAATGGTCACAGAAACGGAGTCGTTGCTTGGTCGTCCTCCCATTCTTTTTCACCCAGGGTTTACAGGGATAAAATATCCGACCATTACTAATGTCACACTCGTGGAGAACATTTACGGAGCCTTTTTCCATTATTGTCATTTCGATTCAGACGTCCCCATCCCCGAAACATTGTTGCTTGTTTGTGCGGAAAAACCGTCGTCCTTGCCAGGTTACAAGCGTGACATGTCGATGACAGACAAAATCGAATTTATGAAAATGAATGGGAAACAGTATCGTCCGGAGAACCTGGAACAATTGATGACCATTGTCCGTAACCGCAACCGCATCCATTTGGATTTACCCGAAAATTTTACACAGGTAGATGTAGTGAGAGATTTGTTGGAACATTACATCAATACTGATTCTCCCGTCATCGAGGATGTGTTTCGTAAACGTCTGTTGGCTGTCATTGACCGTTTCAATCCCATGAAAATGGTGGAAGAAGCGCGACCGGAATTGGACGCTCTGAAAAATTACATGGCCAAAGCCAACGAGCGTATGTACTATGCCATCGTGGATTTTATGGACAAACATGGGAATTTAGAGGACGCCAAATTTCACGCATTTCAGGATTGGCTCATGAGTCCCGGTAATATTCAACAGTCGGACTCCGACACAGGAAATAACAAGGATTTCTTGTATAAAACTACACAAAATGTGAAGAACATGGTGTATGATATGTCACGTCTGTTTCCGGAGATGATTTTACAACAAAAAATATATGACCGCATTCCCGAACACTGGGAATTGGCTGCCGTCCATGTGCGCGAGCTGGACATTGTGTTACAGAAGCATTGGGACCCCGTACGTCCTTTCTTTGGAGATGCGGTAGTAACCACCATGCTACATGACGTCATGATTCGACTGGTGGATTTGTATCAACTTACACAGGCCCTACCCGTATATTCGCCAATTCATAAGGGAAACAAAGCATTCCATTCCTTATTTGATGCCGAAGCCACCTATTTGATGTTTATATATTTGCTTTATTCCACCTTGTACGAATTTATTGTGTCATCCGAGAACCCCGAGACAATACGTACGGATATGGTTGCTGTAAAAAATACCCGTAGAAAAAATATTCGGGAGAATGGTGATGTCACCAATCGTGCTGAGGGCGATCTCAACACATTGGATGAAAATATGGAGGAAGCACAACAAGAACTCGAAGAAATTAATTTAAATATCATACAACCCAGCGAATTTAAATCACGCGTGGCACAACTCTTGTTAGCCTTTGTCACCATTGAACAGAAGAATCAAAATGTGTTTTTGAATTATGGGGAAATTTCCAAAAAGATTGGATTGTCCAAGAAACAGGAAAAAAAACGTATTACGGATTACTTGGGCGCACTCAATGATGATGAACGCAAGATTGAAAATGAATTCAAAAAATACAAGATGGGACGCTGGAATGCGGGGTTACAACGTGGCCTGGTTCACTACGACAAGTCGACATATGAACGTGAACATGCGGAAATGGAGGCGAATGTATTTGGAGGCGACATGGGCGCGAATATTGCCATGGATGCGGATGCTTTAGAAGCAGAGGAACAACGCGCAATTGAGGAGGAATACGACGGTGAGGGGGGTGATATCGGTGATTACGGTGAAGAATACGGGGATGGAGTGTATTATACGGAGGACCGCGACCCGGATGATCAATAATACAGGGAACCAAGGTTCCCCCGTACGCCCCCTCCTTCCGGTATAACAGTGGGAGTTGACGTGTTGTTATGCCCCCAACGGGGGCATTTCTTGGCGGAGGAGCGTACGAGGAACCCGCAGGGTTCCTGTATGGTTCCCCGTATTTTTATTCTTATATAGTAGTATGTTGACCAAACGATTTTTACAAATACACAAAGTGAATATTGCCATTGTCGTTTTTATTCTTCTATTTGGCGTGATTCATTGGTATAAACCGTCACTGATTTACAATTCGGATGGAGGTTTCCGCCCATTTGGTGTAGGCTATGCGCATAAAACCGTCATACCCATGTGGGTAATTGCCATTATTTTGGCTATATTGGCCTATTTAGCCGTGTTATTTGTGATTGCTTATTATTAGGACTATTTTTTACCCCACATAAAATTATTGTTATAGTTATAATAATAATTTTACTTTATGTTTTTTTTTGGATATTTTATGCGTATGGCATGGTATTTACAGCCAGTAAAATACTGACATACGACGCCAATAATATCCAAGTAAAATGTCCAATAGTGTATTTTTGTAACACCAATCGCAACAAATTGTATCTGGCTCGATTCGCAACATCACTATTTTTGTCTTTCAAAAATTGTTTATCTAATAGATTTTGTTCATCAAACATGGTTACATCAATGTAAAAAGTGGTATCTGCTTGTTCGGTCATGTTTCCACTCTTGGGATTCGCGCCAAACAATTTGTTAAAGTGATCGTGGTAATTTGACATGGAAAATGTTGTTAACAAAAAATCCAATTTCATGGAAATACCCAAATCCTTTAATTGCTTATTTTCTGAATCGTCAAAACCCTTGTGTTTGAAAACCTTTATGACTTCTTTCATATTTGAAATTATTGGCAAAATGGCAACACCTATGGTATTTTCAAATACCTCCACCAAACTTGGCACATTGTTAATGATGACCATTGTCCCTCCAACAATACTGAAAAAATATATGGTTGTCATATAAAATATCATTCCGTAGTCACCAATATTTAATACCACTTGAAAAATGAGAATATTTAAACAAAATACTATGAGCCATAAGATGATAAAAATAAAAAAAAAGTTGGAAGTTAATTTTCCTCCAAACGTTTTTTGAAATACACCTTCACTATAGAAATCGTTGTTACTACTTCCATAAATCGTTTCCATAAAGCTATCCAAGAGAACGAAAATCGAATTAAAATAATACATCATTCCCATCAATAGACTTAACAAGAAAAACACGCCGATCAATACAGCAATTAATTCTACATTTTTTTCAGGTTGTCCTGGTAAAGGCGCATTCGTTATCGCACCAAAATCGGTTCTGTTAGCGTTACCTTCGATAATCGTTTTCATTCCTTCTTTTTTATCCGATTCTTTTTCTTTTTTAGTGAATAAATCAAAGGGGTTTGGCATATCATAATATACACTCATCCTATGAAATATAGATATGTTTTTTTAGCGTAAAAAATACATACAATACCTATATGGAATATCCCCGATTAATCGAATCCAATTTGCGTGGTTATTTGCAGGAAAAATTGTATCTTTGTCATCAAAATAAAGCAACACTCTATGTATGGACATTCAATATCGGTATTTTTCTGGCATTTTGTACCATATTGGGATTAGTATTGTATTTCAAACGGCGTTCCATGGATGTTCCCGAATACGTTAAAGAAGAAAAAATGTTGCGAGAACAAAATTACATATTATCTAAAATACGTGATTATCAAAATTATGAAAAACGTAAACGACAAGAATCGACCATGATTACCGACCTACCTTTTACCTACGACCCTAACGCCGGGTTGTAGATTTTCCGTACACCTTTGGTGTCGGAAAAATTACTAACAACGAAGGTCGAAGACCGAAGTTGTTTGGGACTGTAGACCAAGATGGACGGTCTTGGGTTACTGTGTCCGCGGCAAGCTATGCTTGCCACGAACACTGGGTACAGGCTTTTGAAAAATATTATAAACGACTTTGTATATAGGTGATATTCGTGATGTCAATTTCTAAATCAAACAGTTATACTCCTGATATTATTCAAGAAGAACGTGAATCGATTATTCGCGATGCCAATACGGCTCAAACACAATTGGAGAACATAATACAGAATTTAAAACCAGAAATTGTGGAACTCAATTTACAGGCGTCGTTCTCCGGAGAACTCGACCTAAGTATTTTGTCGACCAAATTCCCACGTTTGAGAACCTTGGCTTTCGGACCTGGCAAGATTATTGCGATACGCAACATTCCTTCTGGTATTTCTAAATTGATTTGTAGTAATAACCTGCTTATTGGACTAGAAAGATTACCAGGTTCTCTGCTTTATTTAGACATTCGACAAAATTATTTGAAAACCCTCGACCTGGCCAAAACATCCTATCTGGAAGAATTACATTGTAGTAACAATCGATTGGAGAACCTGTTGAATTTGCCACAAAGTTTGACACAATTATACTGCGACCATAACAAACTTCAACGCCTCGATTTTACGGGGTTATCACATCTCAAAGTTCTCCACGTATCCAACAATCCTCTTTTGGTCGTTGAAAATGTCCCACAGAACATACACGAATATGTCGCCGAAAACAATCCCCTGACTATGGAAAAAACCAATTATGATTATGTGGAATGGGAATACGAGGACGATTTACGAAAAAATACGGATTATATTGAAAAAAAACACGTGAAAGACCGTAAAATCAAATATCTTGATGCTTTGAACATGTATTTCAAATTAAAGCACACCTACGAAGAAGACTTGTTGAAACGCCGACGGGTAGCTTTTAAAAAATCTTCCACGAAAAAACAGGGCATGAAGAAATCCGAAATGGTCAAAGGCAAGTGTTTGAAATGTAAACGGATGGTTGGTATGGTATTTCGTGCGGATACGAATGGGTATCTAGCTCATTGTGGTGACAGAAGCAAACCCTGCGATTTCCATATCAAATTGTTGCGTGGAAATTTTTCTTCAAATGAACATTTTTTGTATTTGTTTCGAGAACAGCTTGAGAAAGAAAAAGTGGAAATTATCCGTCAAAAATTGGATTCGTTGTTCAGTTATGTCAGTGAAGAGACCGCTGTGAAGGGGTTTAAAAAAGTATTGGAAAGTTTCAATGATACCAGCGCATTGTACGGGGACTTTACCAAGCGTAACAATGAATTGTATCACAATGAACATAAAAATGAATTGGTTACCAAAAAACGAGAACAAATCTTCAAAATTTTAGCGCAAATTCAGGGGATGGTACAGGAATATAAGAACAATCCGACAAGTACGGATTCACAACACATTTCGTACGGTGGTGTTACCGGTATATTACATACCGCCATGGAATTGTATGTACGTGATTTATTGCCCGAAATTGACAACTTGCGTAGATTAAAATACGCGACGATTGAAATGGAAGCAAATGTATTGTATCAAAGCAAATGGGGATTACAAGATTTGGAATATACTTATGGTGATATGCCCAGTGTAGAGAGATTCAGAGGCGTATAGAAATATATTGGTATAAATATATATTATGTCTCGTTGCCCCAAAGGTTCTCGAAAATGCTTCAGTGGTCAGTGTGTTAAGAAAAACACCGCATCAAGAAAAAAATGCGCCAAAGGTACACGCAAATGTCCCAACAAGAAATGTTATTCGAAGACCCACCGTTATCACATGGGCTCCAAACACAGACGTACCGCGCGTAAGTAAAAATATTACAAAATTGATATAATATGATAATAATGATAATATTATATTATACAAAAAATGATTCAAGTATGTTCTGATGTTCATTTGGAGCGCGGAGATATTACGGAATCCGATTTTCCGAAAATCATACAGCCTTGTGCCGAGTTTTTGGCTTTGGCCGGAGACATTGGCGATCCTTTTTCAGACATTTTCGAAAAATTTATTGCTTATTGTGCTAAATATTTCAAATACGTATTATTCGTATCAGGGAATCACGAATATTATTGCCATGATATTCCTTCCGTCGATCGATGTATAGAATCCTTGTTCGGTTATTATACCAATGTTATTTATTTGAATAACAGAGCATTTGAATACGATGGTATAATGTTTGTCGGAAGCACACTGTGGACCGCAATCCCCGACAATATATCGACGTATGATTTGTTATCTTACCAAGATTTTGTTCAAATCCATGATTTCAATCACCAAAAATGTAGTAAATTACACCAACAAAATGTGGATTTCATTCAGGAACAATTATCGAAACAACCTTGTATTGTTATTACTCATCACGCACCCTCTTATACCTGTATTTCGGAGGAATATTTGGGAAACAAATTGAATTGTTGTTTTGCGTCGCATCTTGATGAACTGTTGAATCATCCGAATTTACTGGGATGGACGTATGGGCATACACATCACAATCTGTCGAGGCACGAATCCAATCGTTTCTTGTATGCTAACTGTTATCGGACGGAGAATTACAATTCATCGGGGGTTCCACTATAATCACCTATTGATATAACGACCAAAATGTTGACAATTATGGTTGTATAATTGAAAGGATGGGTCCCACTCATGTATTTTGTTGTACAATTCGCGGTCCAATCTTTTGATTTCGTCCAAGGAGCGTTTGGTTTGTTGGTTCTCTAACATTGATGGTCGTATTATTTCGGATAAATCACAATTATTTAGATACAAAAGACGTATTTTACCATTTATTTTTTGTCCCATTGCCATTTTACATATAATACTGGGAACATTAATATCGTCGCAAGGTGAAAAATCCAACAAATAAACGTTCTCCATTTCGGATTCATATTCGTTGAATGATGTTTGTTTCAATAAAACTACGTGATGAGCGTTACACACATGACCGGATTCATAAATGGGTGTATGGACCACTTTGGTAAATAAACGTCCGAATACGGGAGTTAAGAGTATATATGAAAAAATTTTCATATACACTAGTTTGGGATGAAAATGTGAAGATTTTTCGTACACCGAAGGTGTCAAAAAATGTCAATAAAAATATGTAATAGTGTATGAAAATGTTATTTACAAAACTATTCAATTACGTATTGACAGTTTCATCAAAATACCGAATTGATGAATCACATGGTCTTCAACACAGCATGAAAACCTTGTATTATGCGAATCAAATATTCAATACAGAAATTCGAATAAAACCCTATATACAACCCCATGAGCGTATTATATATGTTTCGGCCATATTACACGATATGTGTGATAAAAAATATGTTGACAAAGATAAACAACTACAACATATTGAACAATTTTTAGGTGAATCTTTGCCACCAAATGAAATAAAAACGGTTCAACAAATTATTGCCACAATGCCTTATTCATATATAACAGAACATGGTTTTCCCGAATTATGTGAATATCAAGACGCTTATCATATCGTACGTGAAGCCGACTTACTAACAGCCTATGATTTTGACAGGTCGATGCTGTATCATCTACATGGTAAAGGACGAAGCTCGCATACAACAAATTTAACCGACGCATACCTTTCAGCTGAAGATTTTTTTACAACTCGTGCGTTCAAACACAATGACAATGGTCTTTTCACCACCAAATATGCCAAAGAAAAATCGGTATTATTGCATGAAGAATCTTTTGAACGTATGATGTTTTGGAAAACAATTCTCGATAAAGAATGATTTTGGTCCCAACCTAACTCCAGAGGTAGCTGCGCTACTGCGCAGCGAGGAGAAGTTTGTTGATTATTCGTACCTACACCTACGTCCATGGTTTCAATTCCAATTGTTTGTAATCACGGTTATGCTGTAATGGACGTGCCATTGGAGTTACCAGCGTACTAGCATCCCTACAATACTTCTCGTAACTGACCGCCTCGTTGTAAACACTCGGAATTGTATAATCGAGGACAATCTTATTTAGACGTTCGATTTGTCCCTTGATGTTATCCGCATAATGTTCCGCGTACTGAAGATACATGCCGCGCATAACCACTTTGAGTTGCTGGATATTTTGGTTCGGCAAGATATAGCGATTGTTGGACATTTGATAAACGGCCGCTTTCATGGCATTTTGAATGATTTGTATGTTCTCAGCTGAAAAAAATATTTGCTCCAACATGTTGTGTTCCCACGTTCCCGTGAGTGCGTCACGATAATCGGTGGGTTTGTTTTTCAAATCGATTTTTTCTGCCATTTGAAACAACAAGTGTTTAGCTGGTGGTTCGATAATGTTCACTCGACCATTATAACTCTCTAAATCAAGAATTTTATCTGAATAAGCGGCGGAAAAGCCTCCGGAGGAGTTTGGTCCCAACCTAACTCCTGAGGAGTTTGTAGATTCTTCGTACATCGAAGGTGTCGAAGAAGTTACTAACAACGAAGGACGAAGTCCGGTTAGAGACCCCTCTGGGGTCTCCACCCTTGTGGAGTTGTTTGGTCCCAACCTAACTCCTGAGGAGTTTGATGTATATGTGGATGTCGTATTTTTACCTGGTAAATCAGTTGAATAATTCGAAAACATTTAATATATTATATTATATATTATATACATTTAATACAAATGGATTCGTTTTATTACATAGTAGTAGGTGTTGCCACAATGGCTTTAATTATTATGTTTATTATCATGGGGGTATTCATTTCTAAAAACAATGTCGATACCACGTATCCTCCTTATACAAATACTTGTCCCAATTACTGGATGGCCGATGCCAGCGGCAATTGTTATATTCCTCAAAAAAAAAATGGTATAAATGGTATCAACATGGGAACATATAACCCATCAGCACCACTTGATAAATATACTTACGGCTTAGATGCTAGTAAAACATATATCAATTATAATGACAAGGGATGGGCAACCGCGGGCAAGAGCGCAACATGTGCTAAAAAAACATGGGCAAAACAATATGGGATTTTGTGGGACGGTGTAAGCAATTACAATGGGTCTTGCTAAATTAAACTTCTCCGGTAAATGCGCCATAGGCGCATCCACCCTGGACGGTCGGAGACCGTCCTTGGGACTTTGTCCTACGAAGTTAGTAACTTTTTCGACACCTTTGGTGTGCGAAAAATCTACACACCGACCGTCTATAATAAATTCCGGAAGATTTTCATTTTCAATTCCAAGACAATAATTTTTAATTCCTCATAGGTGGTTGTACAAGTGGTCAATACATAATACATACAATGAACTTTTTCGGTATCACTTAGTTTATCGTAGTCGGATTTGATTTCTTGGATCTGTTCCGTCGTCATTTTTCCCTCGTATCGTTTCTCATATTCTATAATCCTCTTGGTACAATCTGTATTGTATAATTCCCATCCAATACCATACACAATTCCATCACAATGAATACTCATTTAATGTGATATTCTACTATTTCTTTACATGGATTTTATCGATATGTTACTGTATATTGTTCCATTTTACTATAAGTTATTTATGTTGTATTCTAATTTTCTTACCTGAAGGGGGGGACTTTGGTCCCCCGCATTTTTGAATCATCTCGCGTTTGCCTCGATATGTTTCATACTCCATTTTGAATACTTGGAGTTCCTTCAACCACATCTGTTCCAAGGTTGTTTGTTGGAGCACACGCAATTCCTCTTGCGTATCCGCATGTTCTTTTTGTAGGTTTTCTACATGTTCTTTCGTGACGGAATTCATCGGCATTTTAATCAGATACCCATAGTCCCCATCTATCGTATCGAATTTTCGCGCCATCATCAATTCGTTGACTTGTTGCGCGGTCTTCTTACGTAAATCGACCACATCATCCAACGTCTCTTGAATGTATCGGACACGGTTTGATAGACGTATCATTTTGCGTTGAAGTGCTTCGACTAAATAATCCTTGCGCTTCTGGTAGGTGCGTAGCCGAATCGGTATGAAGGCTTCCATAATTTCATACACATCCGCATATTTATGAAGACGGCAATTGGCATCAAACAAATGCATGTTGGTCGTACTCACCGTAGTCGTCAATTTCAACAGTTTCTCCAGACCGTTGATGCCTTGGTCATCGACTTTTTGTTCCAATTCGGCGACTTTTCCTTTGGGAAATTGAACAGTGATGTCGACCAAGGTATCAGTACTGACCGACGTGAAGTCTTTGATTACAGGAGGGATTTTCTTTCCCGCTTTGTCTACACCACCATCCACGAGAGATTCCAAGAATGTAATGTAGGACATCGTCCATGCCCCTACAGGCAATTCCGTGATTCGGACTTTGTCATCGGACAACTTTTGATACACACCCTTGATCAGGAATTTGGATGCGTTATCCGTAATCGCATTAATGGTGCCTTGAAACCCTTCATAATAGGGTACAAAATCGCATCCCATATATTCACGATGTTCTAGTTTATCTGAAATATATTGTAAGATTGTTCTGGGATTGAACGCGGGTATACTGGATGAGAAACCTGTGCCAATCCCCGAGATACCATTCACCAGACAAAATGGCAATACTGGCACGTAGAACTCGGGTTCCACCATCGTACCGTCGTCGTTCAAATAATCCAAAATGGTGTCATCCAATTCCGGGAATAGCGCTCGGGTAAGTGGATTCAAATAGGTAAAGATGTATCTTTCCGATGCCGAATCGTCGCCACCGGCTAATCTCGTGCCAAATTGTCCACATGGTTCCAGTACATTGATGTTGTTGGATCCTACAAAATTCTGTGCCATGTTTACGATGGCACCATTGAGCGACGCTTCACCGTGATGATACGAGCTCGTCTCACTCACGTACCCTGAAAACTGTGCCACCTTGATTTCACTCGTGAGTTTTCTCTTAAAGGCGGAATACAGGATTTTACGTAACGAAGTTTTGAGACCGTCCACCATATTAGGAATCGAGCGCGCACAATCGTACGTACTGAAATGTATCATTTCTTGGTCGATAAACTCTTCGTATTTGGCCGACGGCAAACTCGTGTTCAAAAATGCGTGTTTATTGTAGTTCTCTAGCCACGTCTTGCGGTCATCAGGGCGTTTTTTGTTGAATACCTTGTCGATACTGTCATCACTCGGACTACCGTTATGAACAAAATCCACTATTTTTTTGTTGGCGAAATATTCTTTGAACTCGACCGCTGTCGACGTACCCAACCCTTTGAAATATTTGATGGTCCATCCCTGTGTGGTTCCATTCGGAAGACTCTGTTTCCACGTACTGTATTCTCCTTCGTTGTAAAACAACAAGGTTTGTTGTCCCTTCTTCGCACGCAAAATGGGCGTATTCATGAATGAGAGAAACCCGGGAATTTTCACAAGCGACTCCCAGGCAGAATGAAACACATTGATACATAAACCCTTGATATGACTACCATCCAAATCCGCATCTGTCAAAAACATGACCTTGCCGTACCTGAGATGGCGGTGAACATCGGCCATGGTTTTGTATTCTTTGCCCGTTTCCAAGCCCAATATTTTTTTGAGATCACCGATTTCCTTGTTTTCGGAGATTTTCTTGGCCGCTTCCCCGCGAATGTTGAGAAGCTTGCCCTTCAGAGGATAAATGCCTATGGTATTGCGGTCCTCACTACTGAGCCCCGAAACAATACCCGACAGAGCACTCAACCCCTCGCACAATATCAAACAACAGTCTTTGGAATGTTCGGCAGTACCGCTCCAGTTGGCGTCGATAAAGTTGGCGATGCCTCGTATGGTCTTGGTCTTGCTGCCGTCACTCTTCTTGGCCAGGCGATTCTCTTTGGCTTCCGTCAAAGAGCAGGCCATGTCCATCACTCCCATCTTGGCCAGTTTCTCGATGAAATTGTCGCTTACCGTACAGGTCGATCCGAATTTGTTGGAAGGCGTGTTCATGAAATCCTTGGTCTGACTGTCAAACGCCGGATTTTCAATGTCACACCGCAAGAACAACATTAATTGTTCTTTGATCGTATTGGCATTGACTGTAATTTTCTTCTTTTTTTCAATATAAGCACACAATTTGCGTGTAATTTGACCCATAATATAATCCACGTGCTTGCCGCCTTTGTGGGTACAAATGCCATTCACAAAGGATATTTGGAGGAATTCGTGGGTGGGTGACAATGCCACCGCGTATTCCCAGCGTTCGCCATCGTCAGGGGCTTCGTATACACGTTGAGACGTCAGGACTGCGGTGTCTTTGGAACCAATATACAAATCTACATACTGTTGGAAATTTTTTACGGGAACCGTGATGCCATTGTAACTTACCTTGATTTTCTTGACACTGTGATCCGTCACTGCCGCAATGTCGTAGGTGCGTTTCTTCAAAAGAGCCATCATGTCGGAAGTTAAGCCATCGGGCATACCAAAACGTGTGTAATCAGGTTTGAAGACGACTTTGGTATAGGGTTTGGTGGTCTTGGCCACTTTGGTAATTTTCGGAGGGCAGATTACGGACAGGTTGTCTTTGAATTCTTGGGTATATTTTAAGCCACGAGTGTGATCCACCGTCTCCACATATCCATAAGTTGACCAAATAAGTACGAGTTTGAATCCGAACCCGTTCTTACCACCGACAATGCGTTTTTCATCTTTGTTGTAATTGGTGGACGTGCGTAATTGCCCGAAAATCATCTCGGGAATCCACACATCGTATTCGGGGTGCTTCGCAACGTCAATGCCATTTCCGTCATTGGTCATGGTAATCGTACCATCTTCGGAGACGGAAATGTCTATGGCGGTGACCAATTTTTTATCGATTTTGTTGGATTGAATCATGCGGATCACGTGATCGCGGCAATTCACAATACCCTCGTCAAAAAGTTTGTAGAGTCCGGGAATATATTCGATGGTTTTCAATGCGATTTTGCCAAAGTTCTCCGGTATCGAAGCATCCTCAAAAACCCACAGATTCGCATCCACATTCTCGACCGAACCAATGTAGGTGTCGGGATTGTCGAGAATGTGTTGCTTGTCGGTCTTTTGTTGGTATTGTTGAGAAAGTTCTGTTGCTGACATGGTGTATGAGTAGTTGTGCTATTCTGTTTAGATTATTTTTCATATCAATTTTTATCTTTGTATACAAAAATAATATAAAAACGTTACATGTTACATGTTCAAGGGTGTATATGGTCAATATCACAATCATATCTGGACATTATCCATCAAATACTATTTATGCGTCCATTTCCAAAATTATGTTAGAAGATTATTGTCAAAGACACAACTATCAATTTTATTATGATGATTCT